TCTCAGCACCTTTTTTAAAGTCTGCCAAGACGCCATCCATATCACAATAGAGTTTAGGAAGAGGCATAATCTAATTGCCTCCTATTGATTATAATTTATCTCTGGATCAGTATTTACTTTTGTAGCAGGATTTCCAGTCATAGTTCTACCCTTTGTGGGTTCATCTTTTTTCTTAGCAAGTTTTTCTTTTTCAGCTTTTTCTTTAAGTCTTGCTCTCAAAGTTTCATACTTTAATTTGTAAGGGCTGACTGCTTCTTTTTTAACTTCTTTGTCTTCTTCTTTTTCTGCTTTATCTTTTAAAAGTTTATGTGCTAGTCCAACTGTTAAAGGTACTTGACCTGTTTCTTTATCTGCAACAGGTTTAACTACTTTACCTTTTTCATTTTCTAATTTTGCTTTTAGTACATTAACTTGACCTTGCAATGTTAAAATTTGTTTCTCCATTGCTGTAGGGTCTTTAGCTCCATCTGCTGGACCATCTTCTTTATCTCTTGTCGCTCTTATCTTTGCGATTTTAACACCTGGTTTATTATCTTTTGCAATAGGTGGAATTTTACTTTCATTTCTTGTAGGCAACAGTACCGAGTCTCCTCTTTCTGTTGTTTCATTAGCTGCTTTATTCCAAATATTTCTAATAGTGTTTTCTAAATTTGCTGTTGGTTCTGGTTTTTCACTACCAATAACTTCTTTTTTTGGATCTTTTTTATCTTCTGTAGTAGATACATTTGCTGTACTAAACTTAACTTCTTTTTTCTTGTCTTTCATTTTAGATACTTCACCTGCGTCAATCGTTTCTTTTTTAACTCCATAAGATGGATCATAACTATGAGTCATAGAAGATTCTATATCTCCGACACTATCTCTTCCTGTGTAAGGTTGTATATCAATATCATCCATATCTTCACAACTACCACCACCTCTTGGTCCTATATGTCTTTTTGCTCTATGTTTATCTAATTCTTTTTCCCATTTTCTTTCAGCATCCTGTTTACTAGTTGCACTAATAATCATTTTAAATCTATCTTGACCAGATACGTCTTTATATCCTGTGATACCTTCTACTGACCATTTGCCTTCTTGTAAATCTTCTGTAGGTCTTTGTGTTTCTACACCTGAAATAGCAAAAGCATTATCGTGTTCTACTGATTCATTTGCTCTTTTTAATGCGTTTGCAACATCTGGATGTTTTGATAATCCTTTTGCAAGTTTTTCAATAGCGGCAACTGCACCTGAATAATTACCTTGTTTGTATCTAGGGTCATTTAATATGCCGTATGCTTGTTTAATTTGTTGTTGAGAAAATGTTTCTTCTATATCATTGCCTTTAGGTTGTTTTTCTGCAACTCTATATCCAAATCTATATTTTGGTTTTCTACTTTTAGCAAAACTACCTTGTCTTGAAGATGTATTAGCTCCACCTCTTTCAGAAATAGTTTCTTCTGTCATTTGTTTTTGACGTTCTAAATTTCTTTCGTTTGCTAGATGTGGTTTGATTTTATTACCAATGTAAGCAGTCTTGCCTTCAGGTATCTTTTCTACTTTACCACCTTTGTCAATAAAGTCTTTCATTAATTGCTCATCAGCGTGTTTTCCAGTAGAAGGTTTCCATTCTTCTTTTTTAACTTCTCTTTTACTATCAACGTTTTTCTTCTGGACTTTTTTTGCGTCTTCTTTTTTAACTGCGTCTAGCTTATTAAAAAATTCTGACTTTTCTTTAGGTGTCATTTGACCTATTCCACGAATAGAATCTTTTAATGCTTCGTCAAATTTTGCTTTGTAATTAGGGTCTTGATATTGAGATTGCTGTTTAGCAATTACTTCTTCAATACTACCAGGTTTTTGTTTAAAATATGTCATAGTACTATTTATAAGACTATCTCTTTGCCTTATCTCCTCTTTTATGTTTTAACCACAATCTCTCAAACGTTGCTCTAGGACCTACACCAACTACTTGTTCATCCTTTTTAATTGCCTTAGCAATTTCGTGACCTTTTTCTACTGTTGATTTTTTCAATGGTGTTCCGTGGTCTTTTTTAATTTCTTTTGCTTTTGCCATACCTATTGCATATGCTTTGTCATCATCTTCAACTAATTTTGATATGTGTGGTATGTCTGCTTGTTTAATTGCTAATTGAGTAGGTATATCCATTCTCTTAATCATTGCTTTAACGGCAGTAGTTACATCTGACGCTTTTTTATTCAACCATATTTTTTTAATGTTAGCAATTTGTTGAGGATTCAATCTACTTGCTAGATAATCATTATCTTCTTTAACAACTTCTATTTTTTTAGTCTGTCTTACATCACCAGTTTTATACCACTTAATCCATTTTTCTGCTTCTGCTTTAGTTTTATAACTGCCGTGTATAAATTTACCACCATCCATTTTAGTAACTTGTACAGCAAACGCTTCTGGTACTTCTGTTTTACCTTCTGGTTCTGGTAGTTTCTCTTCAACAGGTGATGTATTTCTACCCATTTTATTAATCTTAAATCCTTTAGCTCTTAATTTCTGTGCTTTGTTTTGTAAATCTTGTAATGTTTTTGCGTCTTCAAAACCTGCGTGTTTTCCATACTTGTCGTCATAAGATAATCTGAAAGGTGCTTTTGCTTCTTCTAATTCTTCTTTTCTCATTTGTGCCAACTGGGAAGCGTTTGCTCCGTGTCTTGAAATGAGTCTTGCTTGCGCTAACATTGACACAAATGGAATATTTGCTTTTAATAATTTTATTAAAAGCTGTTTATTCTTATCAAACTTATCAAATATTTTCATCAACTTATTAGCATTTGTTCCACTAATTGTTTTTCCTTTTAGTGGTGCATAATCTTTTTTAAGTTGTGCTATTTGACTGTCTGAAAATTCGTGTAATGTTTCAACTTGTTCTCCTAAAATGGATTTAACAGTTGATACTCTTAAATTTAATCTCTTTGCAATCTCTTGAGCAGATTTGCCTTCTGAATCTAACGTATAGATGTCCTTCATACGTCCTTCATCAAACATATCTTCTTTAACGTGTTTAACTGGTTCAGTATTCATCCACTCTTGGTGTCTTTTACCAGGGTGTACTTTGGAACAATCGTGTCTTTCTTTTACTTCTGCTAAAGCAACACTCATAGGTTTTTGATACCTACTTTGTTTCCACTTTGCCAGTTCTTCTTTTAACGTGCCCATTTTATTTGAATCTATTATCTCTTTTGAAATTATATGATAAACTATGTCTACTGTATAAATGTCCGCCGTGAGTATCAAATACACGGTTTAATGAATCCATATACTTTTTGTCTAAAACATTTCCTCTGGCACCTTTTGCTGGAGCATTAACACCAGCCGCCTTTAAAACATCTCCTGTAACTTTATCTACAAAAGCGTGGATACTTCTTCTTTGTCCTCGTTCAGTATCCCAAATTTTTATATACTTACCACCTATGCTGGTAGCTACATCACGTCTTTGGTCTCTATATAAATTAGCAAATTGTGGGTGTCTTTTGATTTTTTCCCTAGCAATTTTAAGGTAATCTTCAACTCCCTTTAGGACCATAGCCGAGCTTTCAGCAATGTATAGGTTATTTACGTATTCTTTGAATTTAGTTGCCATTTCTCTCTCTAAAGTTTGTCAATCATCTTTGCGACTACTTCGTTTAGTTTCGCTTTCCATTCTTCTTTATATCGTTCCTTATATTTATCTATTACTGAAATTGAAGTTGCCCATTCTTTTACTTCCTTTTTAGTTAGTTTATCTTCACCAACTTTAGCATCCGTTGCCTTACCTGGGTGTGATATGTATGGATCAGTAGGTTTTCCACGGTCTTTTGAGTCAACAGGAGGTGCGTCTTCTTTCTCTCCTGGTGTCATTTGCTTACAATGATTGGCATAATCAGCACCTATTTCAAAACTATCTTTAATTTGTGAGTATGGTTTTGGTACTGGTATTGTTTCAACTGCTTCAAATCCATAATCAATATCTAGGTTGTACTCTCTTAACATTGGTTCTTTATCAGCGGCAACTGGAACACAATCCCATATCCAGCATTTGTGTAAATTATTATTCGTATCTTCTAGTACAACATAATTCGTACCTCTTCGCACTACTTTACCTTGTTTATCTTCTTTAAGATACTTAACTTGGTCTCCAATATTAAATATCATTTCTCTAACGTATAGGTCTCTAACTTGTTTTTGTTCAAACTGTCCTAATGTCATAACAGGTTTTGAAGTATCTGGTTTATAGTCTTCTCTTATACCCATACCTTTTCTGACCGCTTTAAACAGTCCATCAACATCTCTAAATTGAGATGGTAGTCCTCTCTTAAATGACGCCACATCACCTTTTTGAGCAGCATCCCTCATCTTACTCGCACTCATACCTGAAGCACCTTCAGCGTCTGGATCACGCTCTCCAGCAGATATAACATCTATTGTTTTAAAGTTATAGTATCCGTGTCTATTTTTCTGGTCGTTATATTTTTTAAGTATCGTTTCAAATTCTCTTACTCTATCACTACCTACAACAAATTTTAAAATAGTATGACCTTTGTTGTATAACATAGTAGCTAAATCTAAAATCATATTTGTTGTATTGATTTCAATGTTTCTAGCATATTGTGGAAACATTTTTCTCATAAAAGATAATTTCTCTCTAGGAGATAATGGATTCTTTTTACTATCTTCTGACCTGCTGATATAGATTTTATAATTTCTATCTGCTCTTACAACTTTATTAATAAGTTTTTCGTGACCTATTGTAGGTGGATTAAATCTTCCAAATGTAATTGCAATAGATTTATCAGCAACTGCTTCAGATTTTAAACTATCTATTTCAGCATCCGTTACCTTATTATCATCTAATATCTCTTTACATTTCTTATAGAATTTTAAATAATGATATTTTTCTAATAACTTATAGATAACATTTTTAGGTAATCTATTTTTAATACTAAACGTTTTAATTTGTTCTGGTGACATATCAGAATCAAACGCCGCTCTTCTAGCAGTCAATACATCATCTCCAATATCAACAATATCTCTTAAAGATTTTTCAATCTCTTCTAACTTCTCATTAATCTTTTCTTGTAAATTTAAAATATCATTTTTATTTAAATCTTTTAGTTCATCATAGTCTATAATATCTCTTTTTAATTCTCCCTTAACTACATCTATCTCTTGTACCTTTCTTTGATATGCTGATAGATATAATCCCATATCAAACGTATAGTCTGCTGGTCTTTTAGTAAATACATTACCTCTATAATCAAATACTGCGTCTGCTTTATCCTCTTGGTCTTGATAAGTTATAGGGTCAGTAATGATATAATAATTAATAGGGTGTTGTGTACCTGGTATTAATTTTCCATTAATATTTTCTGGACTTTTAGAAGATAGAAACTTACGTGATAATCTTAATCTCTCTTCTTCTTGTTTCTCTTTAGGCACATCAAACAATACATTAAAATCTAAATCTGCGTCCTTTCTATATCTCTTTGTAAGAATAGAACCTACTAAACCAACTTTTATAATTGGATATTCTTTACCAAATTCTTTAAGTTGATTGTCAACTATTTCTCTAACACTAGGTTTAATTCTAGGTGTTTTAGTTTCATAGTCATCAAAAACTCCAGGTGCATATGTAACTCTAGGAGCGTCTATGATACTTTCATTTAATTTTAATTTATTTTTGTACAGTTTTTCTCTTGCCATCCACGCTTTTGCTAGAAAATTACTAACTGGTGTTCTCATATATCGTCTAACTAATCTGTCACAGTTTCCTAAAGTTTGTGACACTAGTTCTTTATCTGACCTATTGTTATCTACTATAATAAAATTTGATTGACCAAATAATTTTTGAAACTTACCTATATTAGATTGTACTTTCTCCCAAGATGTTTGTACAATGTATTCTGGTATCTGTCTACTTCTTATTTTATTTCTTTCTAATGCAACAGGTAAAGATGTATTAACAAATATCATATAACAATCATAACCCAATGCTTTTAACAAAGAATATTCGGAATTTATTCTTCCATAATCTCTTCCAGTTGCGTCAATAACTAAACCTAATCTACCAGCTACATAAGTATCTAATTGTTTTTTTGCTGTACCTTTTGCTTGGTTTCTTATAATATCTCTAAAATATTGTTCTTGGTCAGGCATTTTATCTGAAAGATTTGCCTTCTTTAAACCTCTTTCAAATATTGAATCTGAATTTACAAATTTTAATCCAGAACCTGCAAAAGTATTACTAGCGATAAATGATTTACCACTACCAGGTCCTCCTGCCATAAAGAAAGCTTTAAATATGCCTGGGTCATATACACCTTCTTGTAATAAAAATTCTTTAAACTTCATTTATTTCCATCCTTTTGGCAACGTAAAGTTTGCCCTACTAAATTCTAATCTATCTACTATTTTTACTGCACCTGCTACTCTATCTACTGCAACATATCCTTCAGGTGCTGTTACTCTATAACCTGTTCCAGTTTTAATGTAGTGTCCTATCTGTTGTATTTGATTCATCTTTTGTATCAATGTGTTCTTTGCATTACCTAAAGTCACGTGACTTGCAATTGCCATATATAAACCTGATTTATTTTGATTAATAAATTTCAATCCATTTGCTAATATATCTCTATACTTTTGTTTTGCTTTTTCAGTTTTTCTTTGGTCTATTTCTGTCTTCAAAACGTTCTCATAATAATCTCTAAACATATCTTGCAAGACTTTAACTTTTGCCATACTACCTTTATTATTTCTAATGTAATGATTGAAAAATGCTTTTAATCTAAACCCTACAGATAAAGGATCACTAGCACGACTTGTCATTTCATCTAATATCTTACTTGCCTTACCCAAAGAACCTTCCGCCATTCTTAATTGAGCGTCAAATTTTGTTAATTCTGATTTAGTAAATGTAATAGAACCAGTATCATCTTTATAGGCAGCACTCGCTACAAACACTCTTGAATTACCTGACCCACTAACATTACCAAAACTCGCACTTAAACTTTTCATATCTCTACCAGTATACATTGTATGAAATACTATACCCATTTTGGCACGAGCAATCTTCTTACCGATACTGCTACTTGCTTGTACAGCATATGTTATTGTATTAGGTGTAAAAGTAATCATCTTTTCACCACCAATAGCTGCCATTTTTTTATCGTTAGTGAATAGTAAATCACCTTGTAAAATTTGTTTAATGTTTAAACTGGATAAATGATTAAGACATACTGATAATTTTTGAGCGACTGCACCAGAATGGTTTTGTCTTATGTCTGCTGTTGTGTAATTGATTTTAGGAGTTTTGTTGAATACAGATTTAGTACCAACGAAGAATTTACCGTTTTCAGGATTGACACCACATATAATAGCAGGTGCTCCATCCCATTTAACAGTAGTATTGATTTTTGCTCCCGAGTTACCTGCGAGCATATCTCTTACTGATTTTAGAAAGTTAATTGCATTAACTCCACCCGCTGATCCCCTATTGATTATATCATCTTCTAGGTGTTCTAGGTGTGTATTTTTGTCTTTTGTGAAAAAACCTTTAAAACTAAACATTATTCCTCATTTATTCCATTAGTATAATCTATTTTCAATAATCCATTAACAAATCATATAGTACTATTTATACAATTACCATAGTGAAAAATGTTGATGTTTATTTCACTAGATTTTATCCTCCAAAACTGATAGGATATTTGTATGAAACATAAAATGAAACAACACGAAATAGATTATTGTAATTTAACTAACAAAGTTGATTCAATGATTGCTGAAACTAATAGTAAAATGACTGCTTTGATTGATGAGTTCAATACAAAGTATGAAGATAATGATGAAGTTTATCAAATTGAAACTGCTGATTTAGATTCTTTATTTGACCAACTTGCTGACTATATCCACGACCATCAGTAATTAAAATAATTTACCAAAAGGTCCAAATTCAAATTGTTTTCTGCCCATTTTGGCTGATAGGAAGATTATATCAGTTACTAAATTATTAATAACTTTTTTCTTTGTTGGTTCTGTTAAGTAATATAGAAAATGTAATACCATAAGTTTACAAGTTGCGTCAAACGGATAAGGTTTTTGTTGAGTGAATCCTTTACCCATATTTACTATAAAATCTTTTTCTGTCTTACAATCTCCAGTATCTACACCTTTTTGTCTTACTGCTTTAAACATATTAGTCCATTTTTTTAATTCTGATTTTGCTTTAAAAGCTTCAAAAGTTTTTGGATAATAATTATGAGTTCTACTTGTACTATTAAATAAAAGACTATTTACTCCTTTTGATCCTACTACTAACTTCTCCACTAAATCTAATGGTGCTTTTCCTAAAAAAGCAGCCCCACCTATAGCATTTGGTTCAAATTTTAAATTAGAAAAACTTGAAGATTGGTTTGCTTTCAACTGAAATTTGTAAAGTACTTTACCTTCATTATCACTTACCCAAAAATTACCATCATTTTTAGTTTCAAACTGCTTTTTCCGTTCGTCCCAACCTAATTTAATATTTGCTTTAAGATAATTATAAGAATATTCACCTACTCTTTTTTCTAATTTTTTAAAAAATGGTTCATCAGCATTTATCTCTTGATATTGTGCTGTTTTACCAGATATTTTTTTCAAAGAAACACCAACAACTAGGTGGTCATTAAACAGTTTTCTCATAACAACATTTAATTCTGCAAGAGTTTGAGTAGCAGAATCACCTTCTAATGCTTTAGATATTACTTTTCTAAATACCATTGGCTTTTGTATCAACCATATATCTGCTGGATTCCAAGTATCCTTTTGTGAAATACCAAATTTTTCTTTGACTAAATCGGAAATGAATTTCATAAATCCTCCATCACGATTGAATACTTTCCATTCTGGACTTGAATACTCCGATAACATTTTCTTTTGTTGTTGATAAAAACTTTCTAACCATTCCCATTGTAATGATTTTTTATCTATTGGAGTTTTAAAAGGTGGATAAGTAAATAACTGTTCATTACCTTTTTTAAAAATTTCTTTAAATTTGGCTTGGGTAGTTTTATGTTTAATTATATCTTCTGCACTATTGAAAGTAACATTATTCTCAAAAACTTGTTTGAAAATAAAAGCAGTTGCTCTCTCCTGCATTGCTGTAAATTCAGCTTTTGATACTGAAATACTTTTTGTTTTAGTTTCTGTGGTTTTCTTTATAAATGTAGGCATATCTCTCCTATGACTATTTATATGGTGCCCAAAGAAGGAATTGAACCTCCAACCTACTGATTACAAATCAGTTGCTCTACCAATTGAGCTATTTGGGCGATACACATAAGTGCTTGACAACACCACCGTTTTCTTGCCAGACTTTATGTTTGTTTTGGAATTTTGCTAATTTATCTGCGTCTTCTTCAAAAAAGAATTCTGATATTATAGAACCAGTTGGTCTCTCTATGACGTGCCAAAGTATCTTTCTACCTTTCTTAACCATCTTCGTTTCGTAAGAAAGTTTATACTTATACTTTGCTGGTCTCTTGTCGTTTCTGCTGAACCTTACTTTTTGTTTTGCCATTTTCTTCTTTTTTCTTCTTACCAAAAATACTTTCCCAATTCTCTTTATATTTTTTAGTAGGAATCATTTTATTACTTTTATAAAATCTAGGTCTTCCCATACTATTTCCAATACGTATTAAAACTTAATACTATTCTTTCAACACTTGCATTAATAGTAGGACCTGAACCGTGCATTAAATAACTCGGCCACATTGCCAATAATCCTGTTTTAGGTGTTAGTTCATAAGTTTCTCGGTGTGGAGAAACTGCTGTTGGTGACATTGGATCAAGTGGATTTTGAAAGACTAACTTGCTACTATTTTCATCTGCCTTTAAAAATATAATACCAGAAATAACTGAATTAGGATGATTATGAAAACCTAATGTACTACCTTTACCTTGTATATTACACCAAGAGTCAGCCAATCTTTGATTGGTTACAGGAACTACATTCATAACTTTATCTGCTATATCTTTATGAAAATCTAAAACGTTAGGTTTTTGTTCTTGCATAGCAACATATGTTGATTTAGCATCCCCTTTAAAAAAATCATAATCTAATAAATCAGATTTGTTTATACTATTAATTATTTTATTACATTCTTCTTGATTAAAAAAATCTTCTTGCGTGTGTAAATTTATTGAAAATATTGGTGTCTTTTCTATCATACTTTAAAATCCGAAAACTTATCGTAGGCGATATCCTTTTCTTTCGGCTCCTCTTCTTTTTGGTTTGAATCAACTATGTTTTGTGCTTGTTGACCTACATCATACAATCTCATTTTTGCTCTATCAACTCCTATAATAAATGACCTGTTGATTGCTGGGTCATTATATCTATTCTTCAATTGTTTAATCTTTAACTGTCCTAATGCTTCTAAATCATCATTGGATATTATTGCAAACATAAAGTCTGCTGTTGCTGGCAATCCAAAACTTTCTGCTGTATCTTCTAGTCCTATGTCTGTACTCATAAATCCAGTTCTTGTTGTTTGTGTAGCAGAAAACAATGGTACATTAAATTCTACTGCAAGTCCTCTTAATTCTTCTGCAATTGCTTTGATGTAGAAATAAGAACCTATATTACCACCTTTAAATCTACTTGACGCACATATATTTAAATAATCTATGAACACTACATCTGGTTTAAAACTTTTCTTTAATGCAAGTTCATTAAACAATGCTCTAAAATGTCCTGCGTGAGCAGACGCTGTTGGATATTCTTTAACAATTAATTTACCACCAGTCTTCTGTCTAATTTTATCTATCTTATTATCATATAAGTCTTTTGGCATTGTATGTAAATCGTCCATAGTTACATCTAATAAGTTTGCGTCAATTCTTTCAGCAATTCTTTCTTCTGCCATTTCTAAAGTGATATACAATACATTTAAACCTTGTGCCAAATAAGCACTTGCACAATGACACATAAACAAAGACTTACCTACACCTGTACCTGCCAATGCAATATTCAAAGTCTTACTTGGAACACCACCTTTGGTTATTCTATTCATATAATCTAAATCAAATTGATATTTTGTTTCTTTAGTATGATACCATTTAAATCTATCTTCAGCGTCATCTATATAATCGTGTCCAATATGTTGGTCAAAAGATACTGCTAATGCGTCTGCTAATATACTAGGTATTGCTTCTGGAGTTCTCTTACTATCTTTCTTATCTAAAATTCTAATACCATCTAATACAGCATTATGTACTGCTTTATCTTTACAAAATCTTTCAGTTGTATCTAATAACCATTGTGGATCGGAATCTATTTTACCTATGGAATTAACATAATCATTTATTTGAATATGTTCCTCTTCGTTAATATCTTTTCTTTGTGATAATTCTATTAAGATTGATTCTTTTGTTGGAAGATTATTATATTTCTCTACAAATTTATATATTTCTGTAAATAAAATCTTTTCAGTTCTTAAACCAAAGTAATCTTCTTTTAAGAAAGGTAATACTTTTCTAGCATATTCTTCTTGATAAAAGAGATTGTTTAATATAGTTGTTTCTAATCTTTCGTTCATACGTAATGCAAATAACTTCCTATTATATATTTAGGCACTTCAATTGGTTTATGTCCTATATGTTTATAAGTCCACAAAGGTGGAAACATTAATAATCTACCTGCTTTTGGTTTTACTTTCAAATCATATTCAGGAAAAGAAGTATATCCTTCTTTATTATCTTTTAAATATAAAAAGAATACAAGAAATCTTTTCGCACTTGCATAGTCCATAACATCAACGTGTTCTTGAAATTCATCTGTATTATTAACTTCATATTTCTTAAAACGTATTTGTTCAAAACCAAATTTATTCGGCCATTGTTTTAATCTATCTATATCATTATCTTCACAATACTTATCAACATATGGTTTCAATACTTTATATACTATATCAACATATTCTTGCCAATCTGAATGTAAATTTATATTAATTTCTGTAAAAGACCTATGACTTTTTAATTCTGTTTTAATCCATTGATGTTTTGAATCTTCAAACTTATCAACCAAGTGTTGACATTGACCTGGTTCTAATACATCATCATAAACATTAATATAATTTTTATTTTCCACTTTTTACTTTCTCATCTAATAATTCTATCAATAAGTCGCCAATATAATTTACAAATTCTTTATTATCTGGTTCTAATTTCTCTTCTGTAGGATTTAATCTAACAGTAAAATCAAACTTCATAGATTTAGTACCATCAGGATTTTCATCCTTTCCAAATTCTACTTTACCATAGTGAAAAATTACTCCTCTATACTTACCTTCGGTAAGTTTTATACAAGAAAAATCTTCACCTTCTTTTTGAGCAAAGGTGTATCTTTTACTCTTCTGATCCGTATGTAAATTTTTGTCTTGCGTATTCATCTATTTTTTCTAATACTTCTTTTGTAAAGTATTTTTCTGGATCATCATTGATTGCTTTACCAAATACTTTAGAACCATCTGGCATTTCATATCTTGTTGATACTTTCTTAAATATACCTGCCTCTTCACCAAGTTGAAGAAGACCATAATGTTTATCTAGTCCTCTTTTATATGTTAACTTAACATCAATTTGAGAATTTTCTTTTGTGATTCTTGACTTATATGTTTTGCAATGAATAATATTTCCAACTACTTCTGTACCGATTTTTTC